AACGGAGCGTTGCACGGTCTCACTAAGTTTAGCATGGAAGAGGCTCCTAGTAATGAGTTTTTTTTAGAGTATGTAGCTCGTCCTCAGACTGCTGAGATATTTTTCGAAGATGTCCTCATGGCGTGTGTGTTTTACGGGATGCCCATCTTGATTGAAAACAATAAGCCTAGGCTGTTGTATCATTTTAAAAACAGGGGCTACAGAGGTTTCTGTATGAACCGTCCGGATAAACCATTTACTAAACTTTCCAAAACAGAAAAAGAGCTTGGCGGCATACCTAACTCAAGTGAAGACGTAAAGCAAGCTCACGCCTCTGCTATTGAGTCTTACATTGAAAAATACGTAGGGTTAGATTTAGATGGTGATTTTAGACCTTGCGATGAAATGGGTATGATGCCATTTGTAAGAACTCTTGAGGATTGGGCTAAGTTTGACATAAGCAATCGAACAGCTTTTGATGCAACTATTAGCTCAGGTTTAGCTATTATGGCTACGCAGAAACACATCTATTTGCCACAGCAGAAACAAAGAAAAATTAGTGTTAACTTCGCTCAGTACAGTAACGAAGGAAACGTTAGTAAGATAAGGATTAAAAAAATACGATGAAGGAAGTCACTATAAACATCTCATCTACAGGCTTTCCAAGTCAATTTGTTTCTGATGCTGAAAAAGCTACGGATGAATTTGGGCTGCAGATAGGCCAAGCTATTCAGTACGAATGGTTTAAGAAGGACGGTAATCAATGCAGGTTTTATAATCAATGGAAAGATTTTAATCGTCTGCGATTGTACGCGCGTGGAGAACAATCCGTAGCGAAATATAAAAATGAATTAGCTGTTGATGGTGACTTGTCTTACCTCAATCTTGATTGGACTCCCGTACCTATTCTTCCCAAGTTTGTAGACATTGTAGTTAACGGAATGTCTGAAAGATTGTTCAAGGTTAAAGCTTATGCTCAAGACGCATTGTCTCAATCTAAACGTAGCGCGTTTCAAGACTTGATTGAGAGTCAAATGGTAGCTAAGCCTTTCCTTGAGAATATTCAAAAAGGCAGTGGTGTAGACCCTTTCGTTGTTCCGTCTGACGAGCTTCCAAGTACGGATGAAGAGTTGCAGCTTTTCATGCAGCTTAAATACAAGCCTGCTATTGAGATTGCTGAGGAGGAAGCTGTTAGCACAATTCTAGCAGAGAATCATTATGATGATTTAAGAAAGCGTCTTGATTATGACCTTACTGTATTAGGGATATCAGTTGCTAAGACAGAGTTTTTGAAAGGCAGTGGTGTAGAGGTTAAGTATGTAGACCCTTCAAACGTAGTATATAGCTATACTGAAGACCCCTACTTTAAAGATTGTTTTTATTGGGGTGAGATAAAAACTCTCCCGGTAATTGAGCTGCTAAAGATTGACCCCACTCTTACTAAAGAAGATTTAGAGGTTATATCAAAGTCGGGGCAAAATTGGTACGACTACTACAACGTGGCTCAGTACTACGACAACGACATCTTCTATCGCGATACAACCACGGTCATGTACTTTAACTACAAGACCACTAAGAAGATTGTCTATAAGAAGAAGGTAGACGGAGACAACAAGCGAGTCATTGAGAAGGATGACCAATTCAATCCACCTGAAGAAATGATGCAGGATGGAAAGTTTGAAAAGCTTGAGAAGACCATTGACGTGTGGTATGATGGTGTGATGGTTATGGGAACTAATATCCTTTTAAAGTGGGAGATGGCTGAGAATATGGTAAGACCAAAGTCTGCCTCACAGCATGCGTTGCCCAACTATGTAGCTTGCGCACCTCGAATGTATAAGGGTGTTATTGAGTCGCTGACTCGACGCATGATTCCATTTGCTGATTTAATTCAGATTACCCACCTTAAGCTACAGCAGGTAATATCTCGTACTGTACCTGATGGTGTATATATCGATGCTGATGGTTTAAATGAAGTAGACTTAGGGACAGGGAATGCTTACAATCCTTCTGACGCTCTTCGCTTGTTCTTTCAAACGGGTAGCGTAATCGGACGTAGCTACACCCAAGAGGGAGAATACAACCAAGGTCGTGTTCCTATTCAACAGCTTACATCAAGCAGTGCCTCAGGCAAAGCTCAGATGCTAGTTCAAAACATGAATCACTACTTACAGATGATTCGTGACGTTACGGGCCTTAATGAAGCTCGTGATGGCTCTACGCCTGACCCTTACTCTTTGGTAGGGGTTCAGAAATTAGCAGCTCTTAATTCTAATACCGCGACTCGTCATATTCTTGACGCAAGCCTTTACATATTTAGAACTCTAGCCGAAGGTTTGACTTATCGCATAGGAGACATACTTGAGTATGCAGACTTTAAAGAAGAGTTTATTAATCAGATAGGAAAGTACAATGTGTCTGTCTTAAAGGACATGAATGACTTGTACATATATGATTTTGGAATCTTTATTGAGGTCACCCCTGATGAAGAACAGAAGGCTATGCTTGAGCAAAACATTCAGATGGCTCTTTCTAAAGGAGATATAAACCTTGAAGATGCTATTGATATACGAGAGATTAAAAACCTTAAGCTTGCCAATCAGTTCTTGAAGGTTAAAAGAATTTCTAAGCAAGAACGTGAAGAGCGCATGGCTATGCAGAAACAAGCAGTTCAAGCTCAGCAAAACTTACAATCTCAGCAGGCGGCACAGCAAGCTCAGATGGAAAAGATGCAGATGGAGTTGCAGGGCAAGATGCAGCTTAAGCAGGCAGAGATTGCTTTTGAAATAGAAAAGCAACAAGCTGAAGCTAAACTAAAGAGTCAGCTAATGGCTGAAGAGTTTAACTATCAAATGCAATTAAAAGATGTTCTTGAATCACAATTGCAATCAAGAGAGACTCAAAGAGAAGAAGCTAAGTCAGAGCGTATCAGTCAGCAGAATACGCAACAATCTAAATTAATAAATCAGCGAAAGAATAATTTACCCGCTATATCATTTGAATCTAACGAGGATAGCCTAGATGGTTTTGACTTGGCTGAATTCAGTCCACGATAAGTGTAATAAATTAATTACTTTCGTACAAATTAAATCTAATGGAAGGTATCACAGTTAAAGCAGTAGAGTTGCAAGAAGAGAAGTCTATTCAGGAAGTAGAAAATGAACTCCTTGAAGTTCACGAGGCTAAATACGTAGACTCTCCTGAGGGTGAAGAAAGTGGAATTGATAAGATTGACCTAAGGCAGGAGCCTGCGGTAGAGGCTGTTCAGGAAGAGGTAGTTGAAGAGCAGGTTGCTGAAGGGATTAAAGAGGAGGACTTAGTAAATGAAATTAAGTCTAGGTTAGGTATTGAGATTAATTCTCTTGAGGATTTAAAGGCTGCCCGTGAGGATAACGGAGAGATGGATGAAGAGATGGCTGCTTTCTTTAAATACAAAAAAGAAACAGGCAGAGGTATACAGGATTTTATGAAGCTAAATGAGGACTACTCATCACTTTCTAGTGAAGAAATGATAGCTGCTTATTTAAGAGAGACAGAGATGGAGGAGGGTATGGATGATGATGACCTTGAGGTTATGCTTCAAGATTATCTGTATGATGAAGAGTTAGATGACGAGGACTTCATTAAGAAGACTCGATTGAAACAAAAGAAAATAGTTGCTAAAGCAAAAAGCTATTTTGAAGAAGCTAAAGAGAAATACAAAATTCCTGCTGAGTCAGTTGGGGATTCTTCTCTTAACACCTCTGATGAATACCAAGCTTATAAGCAATATTTAGCTAATGCTAAGAACGAGCAGGACGAAATTAAACGTCGAAGAGATTGGTTTGTGGACAAAACAAATCAAGTGTTTAACCAAGAGTTCAAAGGTTTTGAATTCAACATTGGTGAACGTTCTTTAGTTTATTCCCCTGCGGATAAAGATGAGTTAAGAAAGTTGCAAGACTCTCCTATGCCGTGGATTCAAAAACACACGGATGAGCAGGGTCTTTTAACTAACGCTCATGATTACCACCGTTCTTTAGCAATGGCGATGAATCCCGAAAAATTTGCTGAGTTCTTTTATGAGCAAGGCAAAGCTGAAGCTGTGGATGACCTTATGAAGAAGACTAAGAATGTAAATATGTCTGACCGTTCGGTTCCCCAAGTTGCTGCTAGTAAAGGCGGGATGCAGGTAAGGGCCGTTTCTCCATCTTCGGGGAGAGGGCTAAAAATTCGTAGTTCTAAAAATAGAACATAACTTTTAAAAATTAGAAAATATGGCAGGTTCAGTAAATGGAACACCCACATTCGCACTACAACCTAGTGCAGAACAAGTAGCTCTTCAGAGCAACTACATTACAAATTTCGATTTCTTAAATCAGTATCTTCCTGATACTTATGAAAAGGAATTTGAACGATATGGCAATCGTACAATTGCTTCTTTCCTTCGTATGGTAGGTGCAGAGATGCCCTCTAACTCTGACCTCATCAAGTGGGCAGAGCAAGGTCGTCTCCACACCAAGTACGTTAACTGTACATCAGGCGGTGCTGCAGCTGATGATACGGCTACCATCACGGTTAGTGATACAATTGCCGGTGGAGGTGCTATCGCTATTCGCGTTGGTCAAACTGTTGTTATCTCTGATAACGGAGGCTCAGGCGAAAACAAGGCTATGGTAACCGCAGTAGATACTGCAAACGGTACTTTCGATGTTGCTTACTACGAAGCAGGCGGTCAGGTAGGTGCAGCGACTTTGACTCGTACTGTATTTATCTACGGTTCTGAGTTCCAAAAAGGAACAGAAGGAATGGTCGGTTCATTGGAGTCTGATGACAACATCTTCGATAACTCTCCGATTATCATCAAGGACAAGTACGCAGTATCAGGTTCTGATATGGCGCAAATCGGATGGGTAGAGGTGACTACAGAGAATGGTGCAACAGGATACCTGTGGTACTTGAAGTCTGAGCACGAAACTCGTTTGCGTTTTGATGACTACTTGGAGACAGCTATGATTGAAGCCGTTCCTGCAGAAGCAGGTTCAGGTGTCGTTGCAATCGCTGCAGGTGTATCTTCAGGTGTAGGTAACAAGGGTTCTGAAGGTGTATTCTACGTTGTAAATGAACGTGGTAACGTATACAATGGAGGAAACCCTGCTATTCTTTCAGAGTGGGATACCATCATTGGCCGATTGGATAAGCAAGGAGCGATTGAAGAAAACGTAGTTTTCGTTGACCGTGACTTCGGATTCGATATCGATGATATGTTGGCCGCTCAGAACTCTTACGGAGCAGGTGGTACATCGTATGGTCTTTTTGACAACGATAAGGACATGGCTTTGAATCTCGGTTTCACAGGATTCCGTCGAGGCTATGACTTCTACAAGTCAGATTGGAAGTACTTGAATGACCCAACAATGCGTGGTGGTCTCCCAACAGGAGCAGGTTCAGGTCGTATTAACGGCTTGTTGGTTCCTGCAGGTTCTACTTCAGTGTATGACCAAATCTTAGGTAAGAACGCTAAGCGACCTTTCCTCCATGTCCGCTATCGTGCTTCAGAGACTGAAGACCGTCGATATAAGACTTGGATTACAGGTTCAGCAGGAGGAGCTTCTAACTCATCTTTGGATGCTATGGAGGTACACTTCTTGTCAGAGCGAGCAGTTTGCACTTTGGGTGCTAACAACTTCTTTATCTTTGAGGAGTAATCTTTAGAAGGGGTGGGGTTTCAAACCCCCACCCCTTTTTTTTAATCAAATCAAATTCAATTAATTATGGCTAAGAATATTAAGCCCGTCGATAGGTTTTATCGACTTAAAACAAAGTCCACCCCCCTTTCTTATTTTGTTCCTTCATCAGGTAGTAAGCGAAGACCTTTACTTTATTGGGATGAAGAATCATCTACTAATAAAGTTCTGAGATACTCTCCGAATCAAAAGTCTATTTTTGAAGAAGAGCAAGATTCCAATGTATTGCGAGCACCTATTGTGTTTGAAGATGGTCAACTTTTTGTTTCGAAAACAAACCCATTGCTTCAAGAGTTTCTTTCTGTTCACCCTTTAAACGGTAAGAAGTTTGAGGAGATTAATACAGAGAAAGAAGCATCAGATGAGGTTTACAATTTAAATCAAGAAGTGGATGCGCTAGTTGCGTGTCGCGAACTTGATATCGAGCAAGTAGAAAACATTATTCGTGTTGCATTTGGAATTGACCCTTCAACGCAAACCACTGCAGAGTTACGTAGAGACCTTTTGATTTTTGCAAAAAACAATCCTAAGGACTTCCTGTCAATTCTTAATGACCCAAATCTTTCATTGCAGTCTAATGTAAAGAGCTTCTTCTCTAATAAACTCTTGAGCTTCCGAAGAGATAAAAAAGAAGTTTGGTTTAATACACCAAGCAACAAAAAGAAGATGCTCACCATTCCTTTCGGAGAAGACCCTTACCATGTGTGTGAGCAATATTTCCTTACGGATGAAGGCGTAGAGTCTCTTAAGTCTCTAGAGAATTACATGACTGCGTAAGTCATTTCTTATATTGCAAGAGAAGAGAGGGAGCCAATCGGCTCCCTTTCTTTTTTATCTATCTTTGAAAAAAGCCTTTACCCATGATTAATTCGGTAAGAAACACAGTTCTTGCAATTCTAAATAAGAACAACTACGGCTATATCTCTCCTCAAGATTTTAATCTGTATGCCAAACAAGCTCAATTGGACTTGTTTGATGAGTACTTTTCAGATTACAACAACGCGATTAATGATGAGAATCGCAGGACCTCAGGGACAGAGTATGCCAATATGAGCAAGCAAATTATTGAGGTCATTGATTATTTTTCAGTTACTCGAAATTTGCCACACAACACAGGCAATCAATTTTACCTGCCTTCCACCCAACAAGGGGCTTCTTCCACGGGAGATGATTTTTACTTACTGAACAAGGTTCTTTGTTATGATACGTCAACAACCCCTAGAACGTTTACGGGCGAGGCTGAAGCAGTAACTCATAGTAAGATTACTCTTTTAAACAATTCTTTGTTGACAGCACCCGACAATACGTATCCCGCATACGTTATTGAGGGGGCATTTCTCAATGTATTCCCCATTACTTTCAATGCCCTGACAGCAGTAGAGGCTCAGTATATTAGGTATCCATTTGCTCCTAAATGGACATTTACTAATGTAACGGGAGGAGAACCTATTTTTGATAGTAGTCAATCTGATTACCAAGATTTTGAGTTATCGGTTGATGATGAGTATATCTTAGTAAATAAGATTCTTCAGATGGCGGGCATGGAAGTTAGAGAAACTTCTGTAGTTCAGTATGCTACTTCTCAGGAAACAATTAATAATGCAGAATAATTATGGCCTATATAACTGATTATCAATACTATGAGAATGGAGGTGCAGACCCTAAAAACAAAAATTGGGGTTCTTATCAGTATATAAGCTTAGCTGATATTGTCACCAACTTCTTGTTGATGTACAGCGGAAACCATTCGTTGGTAAATAACGATGAGCGTTATAAGATTCTTTTCCATGCAAAGCGTGGTATCCAAGAGCTTAATTACGATGCTTTAAAAGAGATAAAAGTATTGGAGCTAAGTGTGTGTCAAACATTACGATATGTCCTACCTCCTGACTACGTTAATTGGGTTCGTATGTCTCTTTACAAAGACGGTGTCTTGCGTCCCATGAGTGAAAACATTCAGACCAATTGGAGTGACGCTTACCTTCAAGATAACGAGTGTAATATTCTTTTTGATATCAATGGAAATATTGCTCGACCTGAGTTCTCTGATATTGACTACGACAGGATTACGAATCAAAAAAAGAGCATATACCTAAACAGTAACAATCCTCAGTTTGATGGCATGGAGGGTTACAATGTAGATGGTGGTTGGTGGTTTGACTATCAGATTGGGGCGCGTTATGGATTGAACACCGAAACGGCTAATGCCAATCCCACGTTTAGCATGAACAAGAAGGCGGGCGTGATTAATTTCAGTTCCGATATGAACGGAGAGCTTTGTATTCTTGAGTATGTTTCAGACGGTATGGAAGCCGGTGTAAACTCAGAGATTAGTCTCAATAAGATGTTTGAGGAATATATATACGCCTATATTCAATACTCTATCTTAGATGCAAAATTTGGTGTTCAAGAATATGTTGTCAATCGAGCACGAAAAAAGAAAGCAGCCCTGTTGCGAAACGCTAAGATTCGAATGAGCAGTATTGACCCCGGTAAATTGCTAATGAACCTGCGAGGGCAGGATAAGTGGATAAAGTAATATGGCTACTACAACTAGAAATTTCTTGAAGGGGCGTATGAATAAGGCACTTGATAAGCGTCTTGTTCCTGACGGAGAATACACTGATGCGTTAAATATCCGTTTAGGCTCAACTTCTGAAAGTGACATAGGTAGTATTGAAAACTCAGAAGGAAACACTAGGCTTGTTGAGCTTGAGTATAATGGCGTTCAATTGAACCAAGCCAAATGCCTTGGCTCTTTTGAGGATGGCGCAAACGAAACTATTTATTGGTTTATTTCTCAACCAACTTTATTTGGTCCTTCACCTACAAGTAAAATTGATTTAATTGTATCCTACAATGCTCTTAATGGAACAATTACCTATCATGTAGTAAGTACTTCAGACCCTGAAGTCCCGGGACAAACTTCTCTGAATTTTAATCCGAATTATTTAATTACGGGAATTAATTTAGTAGACGACCTTTTATTTTTTACAGATAATTTTAATCCTCCTCGTAGAATTAATATTAAAAAAAGCTATCCTCTTCCTAGTGGTTCTTACGTGGATGATGCTCTCTTAAAGAATGACATACTTGTTATAAAAGCACCGCCTATTAACTCGCCATCTATCCTCCCTTTAACTATAGGTGGCAAAGAAAACTTTTTGGAAGAGAGGTTTATTTGTTTTGCTTATAGGTATCGATATGAGGACAATGAATATTCAGCAACTTCTTCATGGTCTGCCCCAAGCTTTATCCCAAATACTTTTCAATTAAGTAGTGAGTCATACCTAAATGAGGGCATGGTAAACTCTACTAATAGTTGTCAGATTACCTTTAATTCAGGAAACAATTTAGTGAAAGGCATTGACCTGCTTTTTAAAGAGATAGGCAACAACACTATTAAGGTCATTGAAAAACTTGACAAGTCTACTCAGGGGTACGCCAACAATACAGATTATCAATATTCATTCACTAACAGTAAAATATATACTGTCCTCCCAAGTGAAGAAATTTTAAGGACATATGACAATGTTCCTTTATTAGCTAAGGCTCAAACCATGATGGGAAACCGTCTAATGATGGCTAATTATGTAGAGGGATGGGACTTAGTGGATTTAAATAATTCCCCTTTACAACTAAACTATCAAACGTTAGAGGTAAGGAATGATATTGGATTATCTGATTTAACTTCTCTTACAGGCACGAGCGACTATACTTTTGGAAGTAATGTTTCGGTTCCTAACTCTATTCTAGCTGTAGACCTAAGTCCTGCGGCTAGTAATTTAGTCACAGGAGCTTCGATTGAGTTTACCATATCACTTAATCATTCTTCATTTGCATTGGGTACGGGGGCTACTACGGTTCCTACAGAAACTACACAAGGGGTGGAGGTTACATTCCTTTATGTTTTAACACAGAACTTTAACACCATAACCGACCTTTTTAATTCAGATGATTTTCAATCATCTATTGGTACAGCCGCAAATATCGAGGGTGATTACTCTACATTTTGTGACGGTGTTACGTTTACAGACCTTGTTAACTGCGCACTAAGGGGACAACTTACGGGTGGCACCCCAACCCCTATGCTTAAATACAAGTCCGGTATATCAGCAATAGGTCAGCCTATATCAGCTACACACGTAGCAGGCACTAATGTTATATCGTTTCAGTTCCCTGCAATGCAATATGTAAACTCTCAAACTAGCCCTACCGCTAGTATTTATGAGTATTACAGCGTTGAAGTTGTTGACCTTGCTTTTCAAAAAGTATCATCCCCTACTAGCTTGCATAGCAATAGGGGTTATGAGATAGGAATGGTATATATGGATGAGTTTAGTAGGGCAACCACAGCACTAACTAGCCTTAATAACACAGCCTTCTTTTCGTGCGCAGACTCTCTTACGCAAAACAAGATTCAGGTAACTATTCCTGTATCTCAAGTAGCTCCTTATTTTGCTACACGTTACAAGTTTGTGATTAAGCCTGATGCCGAAACTTACGATACCATTTACTCAAGTCTTTACTTTTACGACCCTGTTACAGCACACACATACTTTCTAGTTGAAGGCGAAAATGCAGCTAAATCTGAAGAAGGTACTCGGTTGATTGTAAAGCGTGATGTTGACGGCCCTCTTCCTGAGTGTGTTTATGCAACGGTACTTGATAAGACGGTAGAGCAGGCTGATTTTATTCTTGACACCGACACTAATTTCAAAGTTCCTTCAGGCGTTTATTTGAAGATGAAGGCTAATGATTTTAATGCTACTCTAAGTGCAGACGCTGTTATCGCTCCCGGCCTTGTGCAAACCATTGAAAATAATTCAGGTGATTATCCGATATTGGTTTATGAGGGGTTAAGTGGAGTTGCAGATTCTTCGGGAAACTATACTACCTACAGCATCCCTACAGGCAGCAGGATTAGTTTTAAATTTAAGTTTATCCGTAAAGGAACCGGAGATGGAGACAATAATTGTGAAAGAAGGATATATGAAATTGAAAAATCTTTTACCGCCTCACAGGACTATGCTGACATTATAGCTTGGTGGGAAGGGGATAACATTCAAAGTTCTTTAAATGACGGTACATCGCAAGTAGGAGACCCTGACGCTTGTGATATTGATAACGTCTACGTTTCTCCTCCTGTTGTAAGCAACGCTTCTCAGGTAACATATGGACTCAGTCCTTCCCTGTGCACTAATTTCTATCGGTGGTATAGAAACCCTGACACCAATGAAATAAGATTTATTGTTTCAGGAACTAAGGCGTGTGGCTCAAGTACTAAAAAAGAATCAAGAGTTAGAGTAAGGTTTGAGGTAGTAAGAGCGGAAAACCTAATTGCTTTTGAAACAGAGCCTACTGATGCTTCTCCTGATATTTGGTATGAAAGCTCAGAAACATTTGCTGTTGACGCTTCAGGAAATCATAGTGGCAATGTTACTAATCAAGACATAGCTAATGATGTAAGTGGGGTTGTTACAACAAATTTCTTTAATTGTTTTTCGTTTGGCAATGGAGTTGAAAGCTATAAGGTTAGGGATTCTTTAGAGGGGAGACCATTGGCTTTGGGCAATCGGGTGACATCTGTCAGTGCTCAAGACTACAAGGAGGCCCATAGGAGTTCTGACATTACATACAGTGGAATCTACAATAACGAGAGTAACGTCAACAAGCTTAACGAGTTTAACCTTGGGCTTTTAAATTTTAAAGCATTAGAAGAATCCTTCGGCCCTATCCAAATCCTTTATGGGCGTGAGACAGACATCTTAACTTTACAAGAAGACAAGATATCTTATGTTCTTACAGGAAAGAATCTTCTTTCAGACAGCACAGGAGGTGGCTCAGTATCTTCTGTCCCTGAGGTTCTTGGGACTCAGATTGCTCGTGTAGAGGAATATGGCATTAGCAACAACCCTGAAAGCTTTGTTCGGTATGGGCTGAACTCATTCTTTACTGACGCAAAACGCGGTGCTGTTATTAACCTAATGGGTAATGGACCTCAAGAACAGCTTAATGTAATTTCAGAACAAGGGATGAGGTCATGGTTTAGAGACCTATTCATATCTAATTTTAATACTCAAAAGATTGGAGGGTATGACCCGTATATGAATGAATATGTCTTAGCTAATAAGACAACGTTATTACCTACAGAAGAAGAGTGTTCTCAGTGTGGATTCAATAAAATCATTACAATTAAGCAAGGTGCTTCACCTCTTGCTTTTTGTGTAGATACAACTAGAGTTGCGGGAGTTATTACTGTATCGTTTATTCTTCCAACTGACCCGGTAACGACTCTTGTATTTGGCGTTGATGGCACGGGATATGGGCCGTTTACTTCTACAGGTAGCTTTACTTATTCTCAAGGAGCTACTACAGATAAGAGTGATTTTATCATTTATAATAGCGGAAGCTCTGACGCAGTGTTTAGCCTTGTTGTATCATGCCCTGCTCCCAACGACTTGAATGTAGTTCAGGTAACGGTAGGTGATAACGTAGATGCGGGTAAAACTATTACTAATCAGTATCATTGGGTAGAAGCGGCTACTTATGTAGCTCCACTTCAAAGTCAGCAAATTAAAATGGCTGCAGGGAATGCCTCACCGTTAGTGTCGAACTACACCTCTGTGGTTTCTCCGCAAGGAACAGGCTCATCCCCCACGAACAGCTCAGTATTAACTATTGCATCGAACAGGACAAACACCGATACCCTTGCATATAACTTGACTTATAATAAATTCAGGTGGTTAGCAAGTGATACAGCATACACTAATACACCTACTGATATTGCTG